CTAGTGCATACTCATAATTTGAATCATATGAATTAGACCATATATTTACATTAGATACATCTATTACTAAAGGTCCTTCGTGTGCTAATACTCTATAACCATTTTGATCACCTACCTCTAATTTTTCAATATCATATGAAATTTTGTAATCTGTCCTTACATCCTCATCTGGTTGAATTGCGCTATCAATACCTAATCCAAACTTCAACCCAAAGCTTACATTATAATCATCTGTGGTATATTTGATAGGAATACGTTTCATAACATCAATTACAGTGGTCATTTTAATTATGTAGTAGTTATCAGACAAAACATTTATCATTTTTGTTTTCTTCATTTAAGAAATAAGATAAACTCCCTTACTAAGTGATTTTTCCTTCTTCACTCGATTGATCATACAATCAATCTTCATATAGATATAAACAGACATATAATATTTCACTTGTTTAGACAAAACCTTATTATGCCCTTTACAATGCTTGCTCAACATTCTAGCGATCATATTCACTAATTTATGGTGTTTCGCAATACACGACGATCCACCGGATTGAGATCCTTGATCATCACCTGGACCAATCTCAGGTCTTAATATGCCTTTCTCAAAATCCACACCTAGAACATCCTTCGCATAAGCATCAACTGGTTGATACATATCCTCTGGCATTCCGTAGAAAGATAGTGGCATAACCCCTTCGCCACCTCCACCCATTCCTCTTTTCATCTTCCACTTACCACAATCCTTACAACCACCCACAAAGATCTTTCTAGTGCATGATTTTTCTACATTTTTAACAATCATTGGTAATAGGCGTGGAGTAATTGTTTTCTGCTCAGTAAGATTACAAACAGACATACAGACAGCGTGGATATACTTCACAACATTGAGAGGATCACTTGTTTCCTTAGCTTTCTTTAAGAGTTTATTTTGCAAATCATCGGGTAATTGATCAGCAATATATTCGTAGATGGTATTTTGCTTGATATGCATATTGATATATATCTTTTTATACTATTATGAAGATTTTTGTTTTCTATGGGTATAGTTTTTTTTACTTTCAACAAGTAATATCGTCCAAAGTAAAAACAAAAAATGGATATTTTAGCTGACTATGAAAGCACTGTTCCAGTTCCTATGAGTATTATTAATGGTCGTGTGAATGCTCTTGATCAAGATAGCAAGTTCAACCTTCTAAACGAACAGAGCACAACTACTAACAACTGTACTTTTCAAAATGATGCTGTATCTCATCAGTATGTCCGAACTGAACTAAGTGATTTATACTTCTCTCCACAGAACGTTGATGCTTTACAAGAAGGTATGATGATTCTTGTATTAGAGAGAACAAATGGTGAGTTTAGGATAGGGCGACAGAGTGATATTGAGTTGAAGATCATTATGCGTAGCATATTCTTACAATATGCTGAACACAGAAAAGATATCCCTGTTGTTCAACAGGTGAGAAAGCTTAATAAAATGGTTCTAGATTTCAGTGTCCCAAAGATTGTAGCTGATCTAAAACAACGTCAGTATTATCTTAACGATATTTCTAGACTACCTGTTCCATTAGAGAGGGGACCTTTAATGGGAACTAAGGGTTCTAAGACACTAGAATGGAAAGGTTAATAAACAATATCAGTAATCAACTATCATTGTTTTTTATATCCATTCCTACTTCGATCCCGTTTCCTACCCCATTCCCAACCCCATTCCCGATTCCTAAATATTCTATAATTGTTTTTGCTGTTCCAGTCCCAATACCTTCAAAACTTTCAAGATATTTTGAAGGATCATCCCAGCTATTAAGAGATGTAATGAGATCATTCATACTGGAATGATGTTCTGCGATTTTTTTAGCGGTTTTAGTGGATATCCTAGGTATTTGTGATAGTTGATTAATAAAACACACCTGTGGTGTGATATTGTTTATTTTTTGAGTTTTTGGTTGGATGCAATCAACATACGCCTTAACATTATTTCTAACGAATCTATCTGGTTTGTCAATCAATTTCTTAAATATATTCAAGATCAATTTCACAGTTTCACAAACACCATTAGTAAAACATATAGGTATTCGGTCTCTTAACATTGTGTTAATATATACACTGGATAGAACTTTATCTTTTGTGTGTATAGTATCGTTCTCAACAATATATAAACAGTTTGACGATGTTAATAATCTAGCCTTCTGTTCCTTATACCTACCATCTTTTATAGATGCATACATATCAGTAATTGTCTTACGTTCAATGACTACACAACATAAATCATTCTTGATCCATATATCCCCAATATCAAGTTGTTGAGTAGTAAAAGGAACGGAATCTTCTTGTTTTGTTAATTCTTCTATAATTTTTTTTTCACGTGTATCTAAGATAATATTCGCCATTTTCACTGTATTACTATACAACACAATAATCTCTTATATCGTTTGTTTTCTTTCTTTTTGATTTTTGAATTCTTGTTTTCTTTCTTTATTCTACTAGATCGGTTTCTTCATAATCATTCGTGTCTTCTATATCAGAATCCAACCCGTAGTAATCAAAACGATCTTTTGTATAGTCCTTATCAATGTTCATCGGTGAGAACTCGGTATACTTTTTTCTCCTGTGGATCTTAGGCAGAACCATATAGATCATACCGTCATTCTTTCTGGATTTCGGGATATTTGATCCCGATACCAGCTTTCTCTTAAGAATTGCCTTGACGGTGTTTATGGCTTTCAACCGATTAACACATCTCCTATCCATCATACCTCTGTAATACTTTTGGATCACGGTAGCCATCTCATTGTTATCAATAGGAACCGGATTAATAGACTTGAAGGACTGAAACAAGAATGTGTAAGCGTCAATATTGTTAGGTGATGTGATATCGTTATCACCAGAAACATACTTACTTTCACATTTGAAAATATCGGTTTCAATATTGGAATATAAATTACGGATAGGAATAGATACGTTGATACGATACACATTTGCATTATTAGAGATGAAATGCGTGGGGTGTTCAATTTCATTCACATCAGCACGGGATACATAACTCCCATTAAGTGCTTGACGCATATGGATATTATAGTCAGTATTTAGGATATCTTTAACCTTGTTCATAAAGGCGAAGTGAAAGTTGCCACCAGTATTGTGGTTTAGATGGACCCTGAGGAGAGTAGTCTGTTCGTCCATAGACAACTTAGACCCTTCCAGAAAATCAATAGAATAGAGAGGAGTAGCGATGATAGTGTTAGTGAAACTCATTTTCTCTCTTCTTACAACCTTGAAACAGTGTATGTTTTGACTTACAAAAAATAAATCATTTTTTTGTTCTCGGTTTGCTTTTATGTTAGATCTACAAAACACACATAAAGAACTATGAATATATACACATATATGTTGAATTGAATGCCAGTTCAAGTTGTGATAGGCTGTGCTGGGTCATTAAAAACAACGGATATTGTTCATAACTCTATCCATCTCACAAATAGTTCATCTACATCACGCAAGACAATACAAATCCTAGCTTCAAACACATATTCAATATCATCTATTGTGAAATTATTCAAATCTACATACAACATTACCTTTAAACGCGAGAAAACCACTAATCATTATATTCACTTAAAACGGGGTATATGTGTATCTACATTTGATGCGTGGATAAACCATATTCAACCTGACAAAAGTATAAGGCCTGACAACTTCCATCAAAAGATAGATACGTTAAATAATTTAGAGTATATTGATATTAGTTCTAAAAACTTTGATAGCCGTATCACTCATATCTTTATAGATGATGCTCAAGATCTCAATAGGATCAAAACAATATTCATCACGAAACTTATTCATCTATACCCTTCTATCTATTTCGCCATTTACGGAGATATATTACAAAGTGTTTTCTACACTGATTATTTCCCTTTACGGACATTTCCACTACAAAAGACATCTATGATAGAGTATAGGAATATTAATCATAGATGTCCAGAGGAACATATATGTTTTCTAAATATTATTGCTAGACCCTATTTTCAACAATATGAATTACCTGTTATGTGTTCCTCCAATAATAAACAAGCCGATATACATAAGCCATTCATATTTACACATCCATCCACTACTTCATCCAATAAGTGTAATGAGATCGCCAGATATGTTAGCAACCTCGTTGAAATAGTTTCTATGAATGATCCAGATATTCAACCAAATGATATTGCGATCCTTATGTCAAGAGAGAGTGATAATACGGTTTTCAAGCATCTATCAATACCAATCAACGATGTATGGCGAAGGGTGATGTCGTATAGGGGTTCCACGGCAAAGAGTAAGAAGGGGTATTATTCAGTAGGTGTCGAAAATGTTGATCATCATACTGTTGCTTCTTGTATTCACAATATACGTTCATTGTCATTTAAACTTGTGATATTGCTAGGTATGACTGATAAATCAATACCTAAAGAGACCGATGTTGGGAGACTACAAGAAATTGTATCTCAAAGCCTTTTCTACACAGCTTTTACACGTTCTAAGAAATATCTAATGATCGGGATGAATTATGACACACCATCGTCTTATATGTTTAATATAAAGGATCATCCTGAAACGTTTTATCAAGGGTGGGAAGAACCATCGCAATCATTGACCATCTATGACAAATTACCTAGATGTCAAAAAGAACCTAACTGGAATGTTAATATAGATATTTTAAACAATCAATACAGAGCATTCCACCTATGTAGATCAACAGTAATAATTGATACTATTAAGACTCTTATGTTTGTCCATAAGAATGAACAATCTATGAATGATTTTTTAGAAGCAATTCAAAAAAGTAGATTTATTGATAATGAAAACGATATTATCAACAACAATCAGAAATACAAAGAAATGTATCTAGATGGTGGTAAAAATGATGGAGAAAACGAGTTCAGTATTCACACTATATTTTTACAAAAAGACGTTAATCGTTCTATTTCTCTATTCTTTGATATTTCTATTAGCTGGGAAGAGAAGATGTCAAAACACCGTAGATCTATATGGAACACCGCGATACTTTATAATCAGGTTTATAACGAATACATAACAAAGCTAGAAACATTTATTGACTGTGAAAGTAATTATTTCTTCTAAGTAAGTAATGAATGGATTTACAGATATTAGATGATCTAAAAAGATTGACTAATCTAAGAACATTGATCCTAACAAACAGACTTCATGAAATTAATAACCAACTATGCCTTTTACAGAAAAAATCAAGGGTATTAAAACTGATAAATATAATGAAACACAATATACCCAACGATATATCTTTCAATATCATACAGACGATTTATAGATCGTGGAATATTTCCACAATACAAAAACAGAAAAAGAAAAAACAATCCGTTATTTGTGAATTGAACGGGAATATGGAATATTATGCTTTTAAACAACCTGTGAATATCTCCTCTAATAATGAGTTTTATAATGACATTGTGAAAAACACTGATACCATTATAACAATGAGTAAATATTGTTTCAAAGTTGAGGATAACAAAGTTTTAGGTGTATATAACCTTGACATAGAGAGAACAGCTACTCTTTGTCAATTTCGTTTCTTCTGTGAGAGATTAAGAGATCACTTGATCAATGATAATATATTGATGATATATCCTCGTGAAAAACGTCAGTTATTTCAAATGACACCGATAGGAGCCTTTAGAGTTCTATACTATCTTTACAAAGCGCGAGATACATTCTTAAAACGTTTAAAAAATCGTGAGCTTGATAAAAAAGAATATGTGAATAGCATTATTAAATATATGCGTTCATATGGTCATAGTATATCAACTGTTAGAAACCATCAAAATGCTATGGTATTCCATTCCACATAAAAATGATTTAGTATTCTAAAATATTCTATATACTTAAATAGAACCACTCGACATGTTTGTAGGAGCACACATCTCAAAGAATAAAACTTTTCAGGACACTATTGATGTTATACT